CAATACATCAGAGTCACTCCACCAGATAAAGAATCTACTGGCGATGGTGGCATTCTACAGATAACGGTTAGGACAGTATAATGAGTTACGCAAATTGGGCTTCGCTTGCAGTTGCCATAATTGCTATTGTCACAGCATTCGCTGGGTCGGTAAGATGGCTAGTTAAGCACTACTTATATGAGTTGAAACCCAATTCAGGAACTTCGCTAAAAGACTCCGTCATTAGATTAGAAGAAAAAGTAGAAATTTTATACCAAATTTTAATAACGAAAGATAAGTGATGAATGAAGCCTGTAGTCAAGAAAGCCACGCCTGCTGCAATTGCTGTTCTGCGCCAAGCGACGGCGTTGCGACCAAAGCGCAAGAAAGCCTCAGATGGGCTCCTGCCTTCTGCTGCTCACCTAAAAGCCAGTCCTGATTCAGACCATAATACTGGTCTTGCAGTAGACTTGACGCATGACCCTATTGATGGAATAGATTGCAGTGAAATCTTTGAGAAATTAAAAGATGATAAGCGCGTTAACTATCTAATTTTCAATGGAAAAATCTGGTCTAAAGAACGCTCTAAAGAAGGCAACCGTAAGTATACGGGCAGTAATAAACATACTAAACATTTGCACATTTCGATTAACGAGAAAATGAGCAATGACACTTCCGCTTGGTTTCCTTGGTTAGACAAGCCTGTGTTCAAGACGGCTGATGCAGCACGTGCAGCAGTATCACGCCTAAAACCACTACCTAAAAAGAAGGAGAACAAATGAAGAATCTATTTACTCTCAGCAAGAAAGATGTCGCCGCAGTGAAGTCTTACCTACGCGCTCTATTGGCAGCAGGAATCACTATGGGCATCGCTCTATTGACAGACTTACGTCCTGAGTATGCTGTTCTAATCGGTGCTCTAGCCGCTCCTCTGGCTAAATGGGCAGACAAGAACGAAAAAGAATACGGACTAGGGTCTAAATAACCCCGTTTTAGGGGTCTAGAAGCCCCATACAGACAAGAAACCCCCTTACCTTAGGTATTTACCTAGGGCGAGGGGGTCTTTTGTTGTTTCTAGAGGTTAATCGTCGTCCTCAAACTCATAATCCTCTAACTCTTGCCATAGAAGTTCTAGGTTCTTGTGATGCTCTCGATGTCGCCACTCTTCGATTGCTGTTGTAATAATGTTAACCGAGAATAGGCCTGCTGATGCTCCAAAAAACACAGCCCAAAATGTATTTGACATAGTACTCCTTAGATATTATAATAATATATTATTACATAAGGCCGAAGGCCTATATATAATTTCTTACAAAATTAATTATACACAGACAAAACCCAATCTGTCAAATACTTATAACTATTTGACCTCGAAGAATATACTTTACCTGAGCATATGTCCTATTCGGCATTCTCAACATACCTAACGTGTGGTTACCAATACTATCTTGGTAGACTGCTTGGAAAAGAAGAATCTCCATCCGTATGGTCAGTCGGAGGCTCCGCCTTCCACCTTGCCTGTGAAAACTATGACAAGGAAACCCTATGATGCAAGACCCAGCAGTTCAACTGTGGCAAAAAGCATGGGATGAGTCTAAGGGTGATATTGACCTAGACAATGCACGTGTTGGTGGTCGCGCTACTAAGGCTAATCCAAACAAAGAAGACCAAACCTTCTGGCAAACCGCTGGACCTAAATGGGTTCAGGGTTATATTGCTTGGCGTGAACTCAATAAGAACTGGAAAATCTGGGTAGCACCAGATGGTAATCCAGCAATCGAACTTGCACTAACTCCTATTGTGGCTGGTGTTCCAGTCAAGATGATTATTGACCGTGTATTCGAAGTTGATGGTCAGTTAGTTATCTGCGACCTTAAGACATCTCAACAGACTCCGTCTAGTACACTCCAACTTGGCTTCTATAAACTGGGGCTAGAACAGACTTTCGGTATTGAAGTTAAGTGGGGCAACTACTACATGGCAAGAGGCAATAGCACATCAGATATGGTAGACCTATCAGGATACACTTATGACAAAATGGAATACCTAATAAAACAATTTGACTTGGCACGCAAGACTGGTGTATTCTTGCCCAACACAAACAACTGTCAGTACATGTGTGGACTCACCGAGTTCTGTCAGTTCTCTACGAAAAAGGATAAATAAATGGCCGAAGACTGGAAGTTACAAGTCAACTATAAGTTGGCTACGGGCGACCTTATTAACATCCGTGCTAACAGCGCAGATGAACTAAGTGTTCTGCTTGAGGGTATTGGCGATTACGCTACCCAAATTCATGCAACTCAAAAACTATTGTCTCAGGCGGGTACACTAGCCCCCCTGTCGACTACCGCTTCCACTACAAGCACAACGCCTCCGCCTATCTCAACTCCGCCCCAGGCTCAGGCTCCATCAGGTATGGGAGCGGGAGCACCAGTACAAGGTGGTCCGACATGCCAACATGGCCCTCGCAAGTACAAGTCGGGAATCTCAAGCAAGACGGGGAATCCATACGCGATGTGGGTGTGTCCGATGCCTCAGGGCGCGGACCAATGCAAGCCAGTCAATTAAAGCAAGAACTATTTCCATTTTAACTAACTAGGAAGGGTGGCCGATGCGTACTCTAGTACGTTCAGTAGGACGAGCATCTATCGGTGGGGAACCCCTTCCTAGTTGTTTTAAGGCATTTGAAACGAACAAGATTATCATTCGTCGTTCAGAAGTTTCTATGTTTGCTGGTGCTCCAGGAGCGGGTAAATCTACGCTTGCTTTAGCACTTGCACTTAAGACCAATGTGCCAACGCTGTATATATCTGCGGATACTAATGCACATACAATGGCCATGCGTCTAGCATCTATGATTTCGGGGAAGAGTCAGTCAGATGTAGAACAGAAACTTAATACTGATGTTGGTTGGACAAAGGCAGTCCTCCAAAAAGGAAGTCATATAGTTTGGTCGTTTGAATCATCGCCTACATTGGAAGATATTGTAGAAGAAGTACAAGCATTCGAAGAACTTTGGGGATGCTCCCCATCGATGATTGTACTTGATAACTTGATGGACGTAGCCACAGATGGTGGCGAAGAGTTCGCATCTATGCGAGCAATAATGAAGGAGTTGAAATATCTTGCGAGAGCGACCAATGCAGCGATTGTGGTTTTACATCACACTTCGGAAGCAGTTCCTGGCAATCCTTGTCAACCGAGAAGCGCAATCCAGGGAAAAGTTTCCCAGTTACCTGCGCTTATATGTACGCTCGGCACGGTTGGCACATCGATGGGCGTGGCATCAGTCAAGAATCGCTACGGAAGAGCCGACCAGAACGGAACGCTCATGACATGGTTAGCATTCAATCCTGAGTATATGTATGTAGAAGATATTCCAGAGAACGCATGACGACTAGAAAATCCCACAAAGCAAGAGGAGCAACCTTTGAAACTGATATTCGTGATTGGTTTCGTAATCATGGTTATGATGCTGAAAGACTCGCTCGCGCAGGTGCGAAAGATGAAGGAGATGTCGTCGTTAAGACCGACTTCCTCGGAAGCATTGGGATTATCGAGTGTAAAGCGCCAGGCGCAAATGGCAAGATTACTCTCCCAGGTTGGACAAAGGAAGCGCAAGTAGAAGCAGACCATTATGCGGAGGCTCGTAACATACCAAGAGATGCTATTATGCCCGCAGTTATTATTAAAGCAAGAGGTAAAGGCATAGATGATGCCTACCTAGTATTAAGATTAGGGGATGTATTCGGTGATGACTGATGACTTGCCAGATATCGTGTTGGTATTACAGCACTATGGTGCTAAGTTAAACCGAACGACTGGTCAGGTTAACGTCAAGTGTCCGTTCCATAATGACTCCCATGCAAGTGCGAGTTTTAATACAAGAGAAAACATTTTTAATTGTTTCGCATGTGGCATGCAAGGCAATAGTATTCAGATAATTGCCAAGCAGGAAAGGTGTGATATACATGAAGCAAAGTCAATCGCAGAAGGAATTACTGGGCAGAGCAGCCAGCAGATACGCGGAGAATATACATCTGGCGGACGCTTACCTCGCAAGTCGGGGAATAACAAAGGAAGTGGCTCGGGCTTGTCGATTAGGCGTAGTCTCGGAGCCTGAGGTTGGACATGAAGCATTCCAAAGTCGTCTCTCGATTCCTTACATTACTAAAACTGGTGTTGTTGACTTACGTTTTAGGTCGCTTAATCCAGCGGTGGAACCGAAGTACATGGGAATGACTGGCGCTGAAACAAAGATGTTTAATGTTCTAGATATAGAACGAGCAGGCGATTGGATTGGCGTATGCGAAGGTGAACTGGATACAGTTACTCTTAGTAAGTGCGTTGGCATCCCTTGTATTGGAGTTCCTGGTGCAAACTCATGGAAGAAACATTACACTAGATTACTTGCAGACTTTGAGCGAGTGTTTGTGTTCGCAGATGGAGACCAACCAGGAAAAGAATTTGCCACTAGTCTTGCCAGAGAACTTCCAGTTACAATCGTTACCATGCCAGACGGGGAAGATGTTAATTCTGTCTACGTCAAGTTCGGTGCCGATGCAATCAGGGAAAAGATGGGGTTGAGTACGGATGCTGAATGATATACCTGACTGCCCTGAATGCGGTCAACCATTTGATAATATTTTTGAAGCAACAGACCATCTACTTGAAGACGGTGAAGAAGAGTTTAATCCAGAGTTACTACTACCCAATGGGTTTAGTTTAATGATTGGTTCTTTACTTCGTACCATTTACAAGAGTGCTCAAACACCCGAGAAGGTAGAGGATATAGTTCAAGATACATACGCAACACTATATGCTGCGCAACATGACCCAACCCATATGAAGGACTTCATAGAAGACCTGATTATAAGAGAACAAATGTATGATATCGACGAAGAACTAACCGAACTATTAGATAAGAAACCAAACAATGACAACGAAGGCGGAGAGTGAAGAGATATGGCAGATTATAACCCCACTCGTAGAACAAGGATACAAAGTGATATCCTACGAGAAGCAATATCAGACGTTGCAGATAGTAATAGAGGTTCCTCTGCTGACTTCAATAACGACGTAGCAGATGTTACCTCAGGTTTATTCGACCTACTTATTAGTAAGCATAAGGATTACGGTCCTAAAAATATTTCCCTAAGTCCTGGTGGTCCACTTAACGGACTACGAGTACGCATGTGGGATAAACTCGCACGTATAAATAACTTAGTGGATACTGGTGCTAAACCAGAGAACGAAAGCCTTGAAGATTCTTTTAAGGACATGGCAAACTACGCAATCATCGGATTGCTAGTCTTACAAGGAAAGTGGCCGAACGAATGAAAATATTTGGACCATATAAAGGAAGTAAGCAAAACGGTGGTCGTCCAATCTACGTTATCAAGCGTAAGAAAAAGGATGGCACTACCGAAACTACATCTACCAATAAAGCCCGCTTAGAATATAAGAAGGCTACTGGTAAGAAGTTAAAGCGCGACCAAGAAGTAGACCATAAAGATAATGGTGGTCGTAAGGGCAACGATAAGATATCTAACCTAAGAGTTTTATCTAAGAAGAAAAATGTAGGCTTAGAGAATAAGAGACGAGCCAAAAAGAAATGAAATCTATAGTCTGTATATCAGACCTCCAGGTACCGTATCACGATGTAGAAGCCGTGAATGCTATCGCAAAGTTCATCCAATGGTATCAACCTGAAACTGTTGTATCCTGTGGTGATGAAATGGATATGCAGACAATCAGTAAATGGAGTAAGGGTACAGAGTTAGAGTTTGAACGCTCTATCGGACGTGACCGTGACACTACTCGCAAAGTACTTTATGATTTAACTGTTGAGCACATGGTGCGTAGTAATCATACAGATAGATTATTTAACACAGTTGCCATGCGAGCACCAGGACTCCTTGGACTTCCTGAATTGCAATTAGAAAACTTTCTTGGACTTGATGAACTAGAGATTACATATCACAAAGATCCGTATGAGTTGGCACCAGGGTGGTTGCTCATGCATGGTGATGAAGGCAACGTACAACCAACTGCTGGAGCAACTGCATTAGGTTTAGCGAAACGCTCAGGCATGTCCGTAGTCTGTGGGCATACGCATCGCATGGGTTTGACACATCAGACTCAGACATACCGTGGTGGTAAGCCTAGAACTATTTGGGGTATGGAACTCGGCAATCTTATGGATTACCGTAATGCGAAATACATTAAGGCTGGGTTGTTCACATGGCAACAAGGCTTTGGTATCTTGCGCATTGACGGAAAGAATGTCACACCACAATTAGTTCCAATCATCAACAACTCATTTACAGTAGACGGCAAGACGTTTAAATGGTAGTTGAGAAATATGATGGACTTGTAGGTGTTATTGCCTATGAGTTTTCCCGTAAGTTTTACATGTGTGATGCTGACGATATCCGTCAAGAATTATGGATATGGTTCCTTGAGCATCCGAACAAGGTAAAGACATGGGAAGCGTTAGAAGGTAAGCATGCAGTTAGACTTATTGCTCGCTCACTTCGTAATGCAGCAAAGGATTACT